GGGGGGGCGCGCCATAAAGCATCGCGCGCCTTTTTCGCGCACCAATGCCGCAAAATCACTTCCTTCCTTCGCTTCCGCTGGCTTCGCGGACGGCCCGAGGGTACTCTGGATCGCATGATCGACTGGCTCCTCAGACGCTTCCTCGACCCCCCCCGGCCCGCGGACGAACCCCCGCCGCTGCAGGCCGTCGAGTTCCGTCTCCCCGCCACGCCAGGCACGCCGCATTTCGAGGTCCACCTGCACGTCCCCGCCGAGTTATGCCTCACCCCCGCCGATCTCCGCCGCGTCCGGCAGCGCGGCGCCCGGTCCCGGTCGCTCCGCGAAGCCGTCCGCGGCTTCACCGGCGTCACACTCCCCGCCGGCGACCGCCCCGTCAACGTCCGCCTGTTGCTCCCCCCCGGCTCGTACACCCTCCAGGCCGGCCGCTGGCCCGCCTCCCGCCGCTACTGGTTCACCCTCGCGAGCGACGGATCGCTCGCCTCCACCACCCTCCCCGGAGCCACGGATGGCCGCCCCCGCCCGCAAACGCAAGCCCAAACCGCTTGACCTGACCCACATCGCCGCGGAGCTGCAAAGCCTCGCGGTCCCCGTCGCCGAACTGAAACCGGACCCCCAGAACGCCCGCAAACACGGCGACCGCAACCGCGAAACCGTCGTCGCCTCCCTCCGCCGCTTCGGCCAGCAGTTCCCCGTCGTCGCCCTCGAAGACGGCACCGTCATCGCCGGCAACGCCCGCCTGGACGCCGCGATCGCTCTCGGCTGGACCCATCTCGCCGTCGTCAGGTTCCGCGACCGCGAGAGCGCCAAAGCCTTCGCACTGGCCGACAACCGCACCGCCGAACTCGCCGAGTGGGACACCGCCCTGCTCCAGCAGCAGCTCGACGACCTCGGCGAACTCGACCTCGACCTCGGCGAAATCGGCTTCAGCGACGACGACCTGGCGGACCTGCTGGAGAGCGGAGAGTCGAGCGTCGAGAGTCCAGAGCCGACAAAACCGCGATCCGCCGCGAACCCCGATCCGCCGCCGGGCGCCTACCGCGAGCAGTTCGGCGTGATCGTCATTTGCGAAAGCGAAACCGAACAGCGCGAAACCTACGAGGCCCTCGTCGCGGAGGGACGAAGCTGCCGAGTCGTCACGACATGAAAATCGAAATCCACAACCGTTGTTCCGATTTTGCCAGCTACCGTGCCGCGCGGGTCAAGTCGCTGTTCAACGCGGAGTCAGGTTGCAACTTCGACCTCACCGCCGAATTGCCGATCGACGCCGCGGAGTGGCAAATCGGCGTCGTCGTCGGCCCCTCCGGCAGCGGCAAGACGTCGATCGGCCGCGCCATTTGGAACGGCGAGGCGTTCTACGAACCAACCGGCTGGCCGGACGACGCCCCGATCGTCGACGCGATCGCCCCGGGCGGCGATTTCAACGACGTCACCGGAGCGCTGGCCGCCGTCGGTTTGGGCGACGTCCCCGCCTGGTTGCGCCCGTACCGCGTCCTGTCGAACGGGGAACGGTTCCGCGCCGACCTCGCGCGGATCGTTTCGGAGTCTCCGCCCCGCGTCGTTGTCGACGAATTCACGTCGGTCGTCGACCGTCAAATCGCGAAGTTCGGCGCCCTGGCGTTCGCCAAAGCCTGGCGGCGAACGACAGGCCGCGCCGTTTTGTTGACCTGCCACTACGACGTCCTCGATTGGATCGAGCCGGATTGGGTATTCAACACGGAAACCCGCACGTTCGCCGGGAGGTGGCTTCAGCCCGCACGGTGGTACCAACGGCCGCAATTTGACGTTGAGATTTGGGAAACCGATTGGCGTTATTGGCCGGAGTTTGAACCGCATCACTATTTGAAACTCCCCCGCATGATCGCCGCCCGTTGTTACGTCGGCGCCGTCGACGGCGAGCGGGTTTGCCACGTCGCGGTCGGAACGGCCAACCGCGGCGGAACCGCCGAGGCCCGCGCTTGCCGTTTGGTCGTCAAACCCGAATGGCAGGGGGCCGGCGTCGGCGTCCGGTTTTTGAACGCCGTTTGCGAATTGCAGCGGACCGGTGGCACCGGGGCACGGCTTCCGGGACGTTCAAAGACCACAATCTTTCACACGTCCCACCCCGGCCTATGCGCCGCGCTGCGACGCAATCGCGCATGGCGGCAGGTGAGTTGCAAGCTGTTCGGGGTCAGTAACAGGAAATCGGGTACGACGATGCACACGTCCGCCGTGAAACGCGGACTGAGGAAGGCCATTACCGCAGGGTTTGGTGGGCACTTTCGCGCCGTCCAAGGATTCCGCTACTACGGGGAGCCGTCGCGTTGACCGCAATCTCGGCCGAACTCTTGCGGCGATTCTACGTCTACGCCGCCCCTCCGATCGCCGCCGCGTTCGCGAACGATTGCGCCGCCGAATGCGCCGCCGCGGGATTCGAACAGACCGACGATCCCTCGTTTTGCGCGTTCGCAATCGCCCCCTGTTTACGCCGAAAGCTGACCGCCGCGGAATTCTCCGCCCCGGTCTACGGGACGTTGATATTCCACCCGTCGATTCTCCCCCGGCACCGCGGCCCCGACGCAATTCGTTGGACCTACCGCAACCGCGAACCAGTCGCCGGGGTCACCTGGTTTTGGGCAACCGACGACTACGACGCCGGCCCCATTTGCGAGCAGGAACCGCTCGTCGTCGATTTTGACCAACGCCCGCGCGACGCCTACCTCTACCGATTTCAGCCGGCGGGCCTCCGCGCATTGACGCGAGCGCTCGCCGGAATCGCCGCCGACAATCCCCGCCGCGTTCCGCAGGAGCACGCGCTCGCGACGCTCGCCCCCCAGAGGCCCGGCTGACGGTCACAAGCGCGCCGCCTCCCGTTCCGCCGCCGCCTCTTCCTCCACCGTTTGTTCGTCCCCTTCGTCAGCGACGGATCGCTCGCCTCCCACACCCTCCCCGGAGCCACGGATGGCCGCCCGCACCCGCAAGCCCAAGCCGGTTGACCTGACCCACATCGCCGCGGAGCTGCAAAGCCTCGCCGTCCCCGTCGCCGACCTCAAACCGGACCCCCAGAACGCCCGCAAACACGGCGACCGCAACCGCGAAACCGTCGTCGCCTCCCTCCGCCGCTTCGGCCAGCAGTTCCCCGTCGTCGCCCTCGCAGACGGCACCGTCATCGCCGGGAACGCCCGCCTGGACGCCGCGATCGCCCTCGGCTGGACCCATCTCGCCGTCGTCCGTTTCCGGGACCGCGAGAGCGCCAAAGCCTTCGCCCTCGCCGACAACCGCACCGCCGAACTCGCCGAATGGGACACCGCCCTGCTCCAGCAGCAGCTCGACGACCTGGGCGAACTCGACTTCGACCTCGGCGAAATCGGCTTCAGCGACGACGACCTGGCGGACCTGCTCGACGACCCGCCCGACGCCACAACGCCTCAGCCGTCGCCAGAGCCGCGCGGCAAGCCCGAGACGACTCCCGAATCGAACGACCAGTCCGCCGCCCTGCCCGACGGCTACCGCGTCCTCGTCGAATGCTCGGATGAAGCCGCCCAGCAGGACCTGCTCGCCCGTCTCACTCAAGAGGGGTTCGAATGCCGCGCGTTGATTGTGTAGTCTCCGTCCCGGTCCAGCGGACACCCCGCGTCCTGCAGTTGGAAGGCATGTTCGAACTCGCGCCCACCAAGCGCAGCGAACAGCGCTGGTCGCTCTCCCTCCCGCTCGAAGACCGCCCCTGGCAGATCGGCCTGATCGTCGGACCCTCCGGCTGCGGGAAGTCCACGATCGCCCGCGAACTCTTCCCGCAAGAGCTGGTCGCCGGCGCCGGGTTCGACTGGCCGCCGGACAAAGCCCTCGTCGACGGCTTCCCCAAGGCGATGGGCATCAAAGAGATCACGCAGCTCCTCAGTTCGGTCGGCTTCAGCACGCCCCCCGCCTGGCTGCGTCCGTTCCGCGTTCTCTCCAACGGCGAGCAGTTCCGGGCCACGATCGCCCGCGCCATGGCCGAACAGCCGGCGTTGTTCGTCGTCGACGAATTCACCAGCGTCGTCGACCGCCAGGTCGCCCAGATCGGCAGCGCCGCCATCGCGAAAGCCGTCCGCCGGCGGCCGGGGCAACAGTTCGTCGCCGTGAGTTGCCATCACGACATCGTCGACTGGCTGACACCCGACTGGATCTTCGAACCCGCCACGGGCGAATTCGCCTGGAAGGAGGCCGCCGCTGCAGGCGGAACGTTTCGTCGCCGCCGCCCGCCGATCACGCTCCGCATCGCGCGGTGCACTCCTGCAGCTTGGCGTCTCTTCCGCCAGCATCATTATTTAGACCACACCCTCAGCAAGTCCGCCCGCTGTTTCCTGGGCACGATCGACGGCCGCCCCGCCGTGTTCACCGCCGTCATCAGCTTCCCGCATCCCTCCGCCCCCGCCTGGCGCGAGCACCGCACCGTCTGCCTGCCCGACTTCCAGGGGGTCGGCATCGGCAACGCCATGAGCGAGTTCGTGGCGTCCCTCTTCACCGCCACCGGCAAGCGGTACATCAGCACGACGTCGAATCCCGCCATGATCCAGCACCGCGCCCGCAGCCCGAAATGGAACATGCACCGCAAGCCGTCGATGGTCGCCTCCCCCGGCAACAACGGCCTGCAGCACGTCTCGAAGAACTCCTACGGGCGCATCACCGCCGGCTTCGAATACCGCGGCCGCCCCTGCGACCCCGAAACCGTGAAGGCGTTGTTGGGTTGAGGGTTGAAGGTTGAGGGTTGAGAGGCAGAACATGAGATTCGCACGCTCACACAAGCTGTTCCTCGCACTCGCGGCGTACCTCGTCGCCGGGCTGCCACAAGCTCAACGCGCCGACGCATTCGACGGGCCGCGGCAACCGCTCCACGCGCGTCAGCACCCAGCAGTAGGGACCGCTGGCGAACGGGTCGCTCCGCAGGTCGCCGAACAGCCGGGCCTCGTCGTACGGCACGCAGTCCACGACCTGCACCCGCGCCACGATCGCTCCGAATTCCAGATCGTCCGGCACGTCAAACCCCGCGTCCCGCAACTCGCCGGCGACCGCCAGCATCTTGCGCGACTTCCCCGCGTGAATCCACAACGCACCCCGGTACCGCGTCTCCCACGATCGGTTCTCGACGCGCTTGATCCCGTCGGCGATCAGCCACGCCCAGGGCTGGCAGATCGTCAAGGCGGGAATACGGAGGTCGGAGGTCATCGCGGCATCCCTTCAGAAGGGGGCCGCGGCCAGGGCCGCGTCCCAGGGTTCGGTTTCCGGCGTCGCATCATCGCCGTTCTCAACGCACATTTCGAGGGCCTGCTCCCACGTTTCCTCCACCGGCGGCAGACAATCGTGCGGTTCGCTGAGGAAGGCGAACAGATTCTCGCAGCCGCCGTCGACGTCGTCGTCCAACTCGGGGAACGCCGCGGCGACTTCCTTCGCGATCAGGTCGAACCCGCGGATGTTCGTGTAATCGCCGCCGTCGAACGCCTTCGGAAACCGCGCCCGAAACCCGTGTCGCCAGAACCCCTGGGACTTCGGCGTGAAAAACGTGACGCACAACCAGGCCCGTGCGCGAATCTCCCAACCCCGTTCCCGCGTTTCCCGCTCCATGATCCGCAACGCGCGGTACGTTTGCTCGAGCACCGCGAACGGGACGCCCGCGGCCTGCGCTTTGCGGCGGAACTCGCGGCGAATATCATGGCTCATGTTCAACCTTTCGTGACTGAGGGGTTCCGAACCGGCCGCGGCGGAGGGTCCAACCCCGCCGCGGCATTGCTTTGCGCGCACCGCGATCCCGTAGAGAACCGCGGAATTGCGCCGGTGCTGCGCTGGTCAGACTTCGCTTGCCAGGATTTGTGCATCCTGCTCTGGCATGGACGGGTAGGCGGATCGGATTGCCGTGTACGCTGCGATTTGCACGGCCCCTGCCGAAATGCGATGCGTGTCGAGCTGATCGCGCACGGTGTTGATGATCTGCCGCCCTGCGGCCAACACCCGGCGGCGGTGCTGGGCCGCCCTCCGATCCTGCTCAAAGGCGTATTTGGCCGCGATTGCTCGCAGGGTCTCGTCGAGCTTGTCCTCCGTATCGCTGACGCGACCCGGCAGCATCCCCCGCGCGGTCTCCAGCACTTGGTTGATTTCGACCGGGGGCGCGCAGCGCTCGCGAAGGGCGACGTACTCGCTGGCGACCAATTGCAGTTGGTGAGTGTTGGGCATTGTGTTCTTCCTTTTTTTCTGGCGACTGAGGGAGTCTCGCGGTTCGTTTCGACCCGCGTGTCATGCGCCGATTATACCCTCTTCTATCGACCCCGTCGGCTCAAAAAACGCCTGTTTTTCAGCCTCAAACCCCCCGGAACGCGATCGGCTCAAGCCGGCTAAGGCCGATTTTTTTCGGAGTTTTTTCGGAATTCCACCCCGCCAAGCGCCCGTTCCTACGGCCGTTCAGATGCCCCTCATCCCCCAGCAGAAACTCGCCGCCCGCAAGCTCGGCGTCTCCGCCACCGCACTCCGGCAGTGGCAGGGGGAACCCGGCTTCCCGCACAACGCCGGCGGCTACGACCTCGACGCGATCCGCGCCTGGCTCGCCGCCAAAGGCAGCCCCAAGGCCGACGCCGACGCCGACGACAACGGCACGATCGCCGGCCGCATGAACAAGGCCAAGCTCGCGCGGGCGATCGCGAACGCCAAGCGCGACCAGGTCCGCGCCGAACGCGAGCAGCGCGACAACGAAATCGCGAAGGGGAACATTCTTGCGCGCGACGAATTGACCCTCACCCTCCGCGAGCTGATCACCCAGGCCCGCACCCGCCTCACGAACGACCTCCCCCGCGAGCTGGCGAAACGCTTCCCGAAGTTGCGGGCGAAAGTCCTGACCGTCGCCGAGGAAACCGTCCGCAAGATCCTCGACGACTTCGCCCGCGACCTCGCCCAACTCGAAATCGACAACACGCAGCAGACCGGCGGACAGAAAGATTGATGACAGAAAGAGGAAAGCGTTTTTCTGATTTTTCTGTCATCAATCTTTCTGTCCGCCCGGCCTTCGTTCCCCCGACGTGTCAAAACTCCTCGCCGACATCGCCGCCGCCTGGCGTCCCCCTCCGGCCGTCCGCCACGCGGAGTGGATTCCGCAGCACGTTTACGTCCCGCGGCAGGGGCAGTCGCCGATTCGCTTCGACCTCGATACCTATCCGCACGCCGCCGACGTCCTGGCGTGCTTCGACGATCCGCACGTGAGGGAGATCTACTTGGGCTGGAGCGCGCAGGGACTCGGCAAAACCACGGTCGGCATCGCGTTGATGGTCAGCATCGCCGCCAACATGCCCCGGCCGATGCTCGCGCTGCGCGAGAATCAGGAGAACACGGAAGCCAAACTCTTCGGCGAGCAGATCGTCCCCACGCTCGAGGCCTGCCTCGCAACCCGCAAGCTGCTCCCCCCGCCGCACCGCCGCACGAAGGACTTCGTGTCCCTCGAGCACTGCCGCATCTGGCGCGCCTACTCCGGCGCCCCCGGCACGCTCTCCGGCTTCCCCGCCGCCGTCGCGCTGTGTTCCGAAGTCAGCAAGTGGAGCACGAACAAAACCGGCGAAGCCGACCCGGTCGAGTTGGTCGTCGCCCGCCTGATCAATTACCCGTTCGACTCCAAGGCGATTTTCGAATCGACCCCCGCGCACGCCGAAACCTGCCGCATCACGAAACTCTCGCGCCGCAAAGGCGTGTTGCGGCTCAAGAGATTCTGCCCCTGCCCCCACTGCGGCGAATACCAGCTCCTCGTCTTCGGCGGCCGCGAACCGGACGCCGCCGGCGTGAAGTGGGACAAGCTCCCCAACGGCCGCAGCGACCCGCAATTGGCCGAGGAAACCGCCTGGTATCAGTGCCGCGGCACGCGGAAATGCCGAATCGAGGACGAAGACCGGCACGAACTCCTGCGCAACGGCGTCTGGCTGGCGGACAACCAGTCGATCGCCCGCGCCAAAGTCCGCCACGGCCGCATTGTGAAGGCCGGCCGGATCAAAGGCCGCCGCCCCATCGCCTCGAAAATCGCCTTCGGCGACCCCGTCGACGCCCCCTTCGGCGCCCTCTACTCGCTCGCCGTCAGCGGCTGGGGCTTCACGGCGCGGGCGTTCTTCGATTCCAGCCGGCAGCAGTTTTGCAACTCGATCCTCGGCGCTGTTTACGACCCGCTGCCGGTCCCGATCACCGCCAACATCCTCGCCGCACGCCTCAAATCCGACGTCCCCCGCGGCCACTGCCCCGCCGGCACGCGGTTTCTGACGTTCGCCGCCGACGTCGGCATCGCCACGCTGGACCTGATCTTCTATTGGCTGGCCTGCGCGTGGAACAACGAAGGCGTCGGCCACGTCGTCGATTGGGGCTACGCCCAGGGAGACGCCGAACTCTGGCCGGCCGCCGCCCGCAAGTATCCCGTCGTCGGGGCCCCGCTGGAACTGGCGGCCGCGATCTTCGGTCTCGATTCCGGCGGCGGCAAAGACGACCACGGCGACAAAGTCACCGAGCGGGTCTACGCCCTGTGTGCCGGCCGCACGAACGTCTGGCCCCTCAAGGGGACGTCGAACATTACGGCCACCACCGATTGGTACATCCCCGGCTTCCAGCGGTCCGGCGTGACCCCCCGCGAACTGAAACGCAAACGCAAAGCCGGCCTCGGCGACCTGCTGCTGGTCAACACGCCGGTGTCGCAGTCCTGGCGGGAGTCGCTCGTCGAAGGCCGGATCAAGCCCGGCCAGAAAGGCCACGTGACCCTCCCCGCCGAAGTCCACGAACAGCCGGAACTCTACGAGGATTTCCTCGAAGAACTCACGAACGACATCCAGATTGAAGGCCGCTGGGAAAAACGCGGCGGCGCCCCCAACGAATACGGCGACGCCCTGCGCTACAGCCGCACGCTGGCGGAACTCTACACGCGCGGGGGCGCGCTGTGGGGCCAACTCGGCGACCCCGCCGGCAACCCCCTGCAAACCACCCTGAAACGCACAAGCTGGTTCGCCCAGCAGCAGAAACGCTGATCTCCCCCCTTCGTTCTCTCCGTTTCCTTCTGTTCAAAGCCAACGCATGGACGCGACGGCCCCCGCCGAACTCCGCTGCCCGAAATGCGGCTGCAACGACGTCAGCCTCCGCCCGCAGCGCGGGTTGTGGGGCACGCCCGGCTACGCCTGCGGCTGCCGGTTCTGCGGCGCCCGCTTCCAGCTCGACGATCCCGCGGCGGAAACCGCGGTCGCGTACCAGGCGGTCGAATTCGCCGCCCAACGCTGCCCGCACTGCGGCTCGACACAGACGGAAGTCGCCTCCACCCGCCGCAAAGCCGGCCAGCCGACCGTCCGCTACCACGCCTGCCGCGGCTGCCAAGCGGCGTTCAAGAGCGTCGAACCGGCCTGATTTCCCAAGAAATCGCGCCGCGGTTACAGAATCTGTAACACCCCCGTCGCGGCATCCGGCCAAGTTGTGCGATCCTCGGCCATGCCCTCTGCAGCCGAAATCGACGCGAAGGTCGACCTGGCCGTCGCCGCCCTCGAAAGCGCCGACTATGCGACCGCACTGACGTACCTCTTTTCCGCGAAAGCCCTGTTGTCGGTCAAGGCCGACAGCCGCAACCGGAACAGCGAGCTCCGCTACGACCGCCGGGCCATCGACAGCCTGATCGCCGACGTCCGCCGGCAGCAGAACGCCACGAACGCCGCCTCGTTCGGGATTCAGAAAACCAACGTCAAATACGTCGCGACGACCGACACTCCATGAAGCTGTTCCGCCGCCTGAAACGCCTCTGGCATTCCGTCCGCCACGAAACCGTGGCGCTGCGGCGGTACGACGCGGCCAAGACGGACCGGCTCAACGAGGCCCGCTGGACCGAGGCGGGCGATCAGCATCTCAACAGCGACCTGACGATCGACCTCGACACGCTCCGGCAGCGGATCCTCGTCGAGATCGAGAACAACCCCTTCCTGGAGGGGGTCGTCCAGACGCACGTGACCGACGTCGTCGGCGACCGCGGCCCGTCGCTGCAGGTCATCAGCGAAAACGAGAAGTTCAACGCCGCCCTCGAAGCGGGGTGGAAAGCGTGGTGGAGGCGGCCCGATTACAACGGGCAATACTCCGGCGTCGATCTGCTGGACCTGGCCGTCCGCCAGCTCTGGACCTGCGGAAGCTGGTTGTGGCAGAAACTGACCGCGGACACGCGGCTGCCGGTCAAACTGCGGCTGCTGGAAATCCACCCACGGCGGATGAGCAGCCCCTACGGCGCGAACAACCAGGACAACATCGTCCTGGGAGTCGAACGCAACGAGACCGGCCGGCCGATCGCGTATTACGTTCGCGAAGCGCTCCCCGGCGAATTGAACGCCATCGCCGGTTTCAGCCTCAACACCCGCCGCATCGACGCGCGGAACGCGATCCATCGCTTCCGGCGGATCGAAGCCAACCAGGTGGACGGCGTCCCCTGGCTGGCCCCGTCGCTGCAGATCGCCGCGGACGTCCGCGATTTTGACACGCAGGTTCTCGACGCCGCCCGCGCGGCCGCCGACAACATGATCCTGCTGCACAGCAATCACGAAGACGCCCCCTTCTTCGAAGTCAACGAAAGCACGGAATATCAGCGGCGGCAGATCCGCACTCTCCCGCCCGGCTGGGACGCGAAGCAGATGAAGTCGGAACAGCCGACGACCAACTACGTCGACTATCGCCGAGAACGGCACCGCGAAATCGGCCGCCCGGTCGGGATGCCGGGGATGCTGGTCCGCCTCGATTCCTCGCAGCACAACTTTTCGTCGGCCCGGTTCGACGCGAAGCAGTACGTCCGCGGCCTGCGGAAACTCCAGACCTGGATGGACGACGGCACGCTCGACGAGCTGCTCGACGAGGTCCGCCTGGAACTGGAACTCCCCCCCGAAGAGTACGTTGCCGAGTGGACCTGGCCGCTGCCGGAATTCTCCGGCGACCCGGGCCGCGACGCGAACGCCGACGACACGCGCTTGAAAAACCTGTCCGCCACGCTCCGGGAAATCCTGGGCAACCGCGGCAAGGATTTCCAGTCGCACGTCGAGCAGCTCAAACGGGAAATCGCCGAACTGGAACCGCTGGGCATCCTGCACCCCGCGCAGATGGAACAGCTCGGCCGCGTCGCAAACACCGCGGGCAACGTCACCGCCGGCAACGCGGCCCGCGCGGAACTGCAGGACCTGGTCCGCGACTGCCTCGATGAAGTCCTCGCCGAACACGTCGGCCTGCAGGCCGGACAAGCCGCATAACATGGAATTCGCACCCCTCACCCTCCGCAACGACCACGACCGCCGGCAGAGCGATCTGACCTGCCGCGCGTCGGCCGTCGCGCCGTCGTCGATCGACGAACAGAACCGGTCGATCGAAGCCGTGTTCGCCACCGAACGGCAGGTCACGGTGATGGACCGCCAGCGGTGGGAAATCATCGACGAAGTCTTGCTGATGCGCGGCTGCGACGTCCCGCCGCAGATCGTGTTCCTCAACGACCATTTCCGCTACGGCATCGAATCCGTCCTGGGGAGCGGCCGCAACATCCGCGTCGTCGGCGACCAGCTCGTCGGCCGCGTCTACTTCGACGAGGGTCCCAACCCCGAATCGCTCGAGGAGCGGGCCTGGAACAAATACCGCCGCGGCCACGCCACCGACGTCTCGATCGGCTACCGCGTCCTGGCGGCGATCGAGATTCCCCCCGGCCAGACGCAGACGATCGAAGGCCGCACGTTCACCGCCGGCCAGCGTCGGCTGCGCATCGCCACGAAATGGCGCCCGTTTGAAATCAGCGGCACCCCCGTGGGGGCCGACGAAGTCACGAAAACCCGCGCCGCGAACGGTGCGATCGTTCCCGGAAAGGATTCCCCCATGCCCGCCGCACTCCGCTCGTTCCTCGAATCCAAAGGCCTCCGCAAAGAGGCCACCGACGCCGAAGCCTGGGCGGCCTACCGCAAGCTGACCGGCGACGAGGCGACCCGCGCCCACGAACTCCGCGGCGACGTCCCCGTGCCGGCGGAAGAACCTCAGCAGCGGACGACGCCCGAAGTCCCGCCGGTCACGACCCCCGTGACCGCGCCCGCGGAAACCCGTACCGCGCCGCAACCGCTGCCGGCGACGACCGATCCGGCGGAAATCTCCCGCCGCGCCATCGTGGCCGAACGCGAACGGGTGGCGACGCTGCGCCGCACGGCGCCCGACTGGATCCCCGAAGACATCGTCCAGCGGGGACTCGACGAAGGCTGGGACGAAACCCGCGCCAACCGAGAGTTCCTGGACTGGACCCGCGCCAATCGCCAGCAGGCGATCGAAGGCGCCCCGTTCGGCCACGTCAGCCGCCGCGCCGAAGGGGAAGCCGGCCAGCGGGCGCTCGCCGCCGGGATGTTGCACCGCATCAGCACGCCGGTCATCGGCCGCGAATTCAACATGCAGCGCGCGCGGCCGCTCGCCGAACAGGACGCCGACCTGGGGGATCGCTACCGGACCTATTCCCTCGTCGACGTCTGCCGCGAGG